ACGGAGGGCTACGACATCATCAACGACAACACGATCATGCGCGTGGACGTGCTCTACGGGTGGGCGGCGACCTACCCCGAGCTGGCGACGATCTACGCCACCTGATGATGCAACCGGGGAGGGCCGCGAAGCCCTCCCCTTCGCCGTTTCTCCAGCTTCACGAGGTTCAAAATGACCGTTCTTCTCAATCGCGCCTACGGCGCATACCAGTCGGGGCAGATCGTCGAACTGCCCGCATCGACCGAAGCCGCGTTGATCGCACAGAACTTGGCGCAGGCCAGTTCGGCGGCCCCGACCACCGGGCCGATCACGAGCAACGAATTTCAGGGCGTCGCAGCGGCGGCGGCCGGGCAGGGTTCGATCGTCGTCACCAATCCGCAGTGCAACGCATCGTCGAAGGTGGTGGCATATGTCGCGCAGCCGACGGCTGACACCACGGCGCTGCGCGTCGAGCGCGTGGTTCCCGCCAATGGTTCGTTCACCATCTACCTGACCGCCAACGCCACGGCGACGACGGTGGTGGAATGGACGATCCAGAGCACGGGCCTGACGCCCAATCAGTAACGCCCGCCCTATCGGTGGAAGCCAGCCGGGGCTATATCCGGCCGAGCGGGTGAGAGGCCCGCCCTTTCCATAGGAGACGCCCGATGTTTGATCGTTACCCAATGTGGATTGATGTGGACGGTCCCGGCCACCCACAGAACCCCGGCAAGGTGCTCGTGAACAACGAGGATGAGGAGCGCGAGGCGAAGGCCAGCGGCAAGGGTCCGGCCGCCGACAATCCCCCGCCCGATCCCGGCCAGAAGTCGATCGACGACATGGACCGCGACGAGCTGGTGGCGACGCTCGTACGCGAGGGCATCCCGGAGGACATGAGCGATGACGAAATCCGCAACGCCATCAAGCACGGCCGCGAGGCCCGCGCCGAGCACGCCCGCCAGGACGCCGAGGACGCCGAGCGCGACCGTGAAGCGCGCGAAGCTGGCGGCGACCACGGCGACGGTCTCCAGACCGATCAGGCTCCCAAGGGCGATACCGACGCGCCTGTGGATGCCTCTGGCGACAAGATCGCGCCGAACCCCGCCGACGAAGCGAACAAGGTGGTGGGCGACGACACGACGCGCGACGCGCCAGCCGCGAAGTCGTCCCCTGCAACCGACAATCGCACCGACGAAGCGAAGAAGAAGGTTGCCGACGACAAGCCGGCCGGAAACGTGACCGACCAGGCCGCGACCGCTCCGGCACACAAGAAGGGTTCGCAGCCCAACGGCCGCAAGTAACGACGGAGGGCGGCTTTCGGGCCGCCCTTTCCTATGGAGACACGCCCATGAAGATGCTTTTCGGATGCCTCTTGGCATTGATCACCGCTCCGATCGCGGCTCAAATCCCAAACCTTGCTGATGGCTCCGGCACGATCGCAGTGGGTGGCGTGTCTCAGACCGTGTTCCCGCAGAACGTCAACCGCGCCTATCTGGAATGTCAGAACCCGATCGCCGCCACGGAACCGCTGTTGATCAACATCGGCTCAACAGCCTCGATCGCAGGCGGATCATTTGAAATCGCGCCGGGCGGGAGTGTGCGATTTTCCATCGGAAACACGCCCGTACCTACCGCAATCGTGACTGTGACCGCCGCCACGACGGGGCACCGCTTCATTTGCAAGCAGGGTTAGCCCGGTGCGTTCTTTCCTCCCCCTCGCCGCGCTGTGCCTGTTCGCATCGCCAGCCGCCGCGCAGATCAGCAACCCCGGCGTGACGGCCGACCAGATGCCGCAACCCGCCGATGGGCCGCCGCCGAGCGTTGCGGACAGCAGCACCACCGGCACGATGACTATGCGGTATGCGCTGGAAAATCACACGCACGCCAGCAAGGCACGGAAGGGGCGTGTCTTGGTGCCCGCCAACGGCACCACCACCGTCACCTTTGGCGTGCCATTCGTGACCGGGGCTCCCCTGTGCTCCGTCACCGCCGAGACTACGGCCGGCGACGCTGCCACCGTCAATGCGCAGATCGACGGCCCCACGACAACGAGCGGCCTGTCGATCCGGATCACCCGCACTCAGCAATCGATTGTCGCGCTGATCGGCTTGACGGTCCTGAGCGTGCCCACGCAAATCGCCACCTACGCGCACTACATTTGCGTCGAGCCCTGACGGTATCGCGCAACGCTTCCTGAAATGGTAGGGCTCGGCGCGAGGAGATCACCCGATGCCGAGCCCTATTGCAGCCGTGAAGCTGATCGAAACCGCGATGCGCAAGATCGGGGTGAAGTCCACAGGCCAGACCCTCACTGCCGATGAGGTGACGGACGGCTTACAATGCCTAAACGACGTGCTGGAAAGCTGGTCGATCGAGGGGCTGACGGTTTACGGCGCGCTGCCCGAGACATTCGCCACCGTGGCGGGGCAGGCGACCTATACCATCGGCGCGGGCGGCGATTGGGACACGCCCCGGCCCGCAATGCTCACCGGTCTTTACACGACCGTCGATGGCGTCGATTTCCCAGCCGCCGATTGGTCGCTGGAGGCGTACAGCGCAGTCGGGATCAAGGCCATGCGTCAGTCGATCGTTGAGCGCTATGTGTTCATCAACGATGATCCGCTTGCGCGCGTTATCCTGTACCCAACGCCCTCGCGCGGCGTTCCGATTGTAATTAACGCGCCCCGCGTCCTCACCCAAGTGCCAAATCCCGCCACGGTTCTTGTTTTTCCTCCAGGCTATATGCGCGCACTGCAATATGCCGTTGGCGAGGAATATTCCTCCGAATTCGGCTCGCCAATCGACGTGAGCGCCAAGGCGCGCTCCACCAAGGCGCTGATCAAACGGGCCAACCGCACGTCGCGAACGATGAGTTTCGACCCCACCGTCGTGCGCGGCGGAGCGGGTTCCAGCATTTACGGGTGGTGATTGATGGCCGAATTTCCATTCCTCGGCGGTTCGTTTAACGGACGCTCCCCCAGCTTCGACGGGCAACGCTCGATCAACTGCTATCTGGAGCCTAGCGAAAGCGGCACCAGCCGAAGCGCTGCGGTCCTGTACGGCACGCCCGGCCTCGCGCCCTGGCTGTCGCTAGATGGTGGGCGCGTGCGCGGGTGCCTGCGCTTCTCCGAGAACGTCGCCATTGTGGTGGCTGGCACGAAGGTGTGGAAGGTCGAGCGCAGCAAGGTCGCAACCGAGATCGGCACGGTGGCCGACGTTGGCCCGGTTGTGTCGATGGCAAGCAACGGCACGACGGTGATGATGGTGGATGGTCCCGGCGGCTACTTCATTGATCCCGCCGAGGGCACGATTGCAGCAGTCGCCAGCGAAAATTTCTTCGGCGCGGATCGTGTCGATTTTATCGATGGATATTTCATCTTCAACCGGCCTGACACAGGGCAATTCCAGATCACGGGCCTGTACAGCACGGATATCGAGGGGCTGGACTTTGCGACGGCGGAAGGCGGTCCCGACAACATCGTGAGCCTGATTGCCGATCACCGCGAGCTATGGCTGTTCGGCGAGGACACGACCGAGGTTTGGTATAACGTCGGCGATGTGGATTTTCCGTTCCAGCGCATTCAAGGCGCGTTTCTAGAGGTCGGGTGCATAGCAACGGCGTCAGTGGCAAAGGCTGACAACTCGATTTTTTGGCTTGCAAGCGACGATCGAGGGTTCGGCACGGTGCAGCGCGCGGCCGGCTACTCGCCTCAACGGGTCAGCAATCACGCCTTCGAATTTGCCGTCGCGCAGTACATGAAGGCCGGAACGGTCGCCGACGCGGTTGCCTATACCTATTCGCAAGAGGGGCACACCTTCTACGTGATCTCGTTTCCGACCGCGAACGCGACGTGGTGCTTGGACGTATCGACGGGCCTTTGGCACGAGCGCCTTTACCGCGATCCGGTGACGGCGCAGCTTGAGCGCCACCGCTCAAATTGCCAGATGAATTTCGCCGGCCTGACGATTGTTGGCGATTACGAAACGGGCAACCTGTACGCGCTTGATCTCGACACCTTCACTGACAACGGCGTTCCGCTGCCGTTGATCCGGATCGCTCCGCACATCACGAATGACACGAAACGGGTGCTATTCCATGCGCTTGAACTGACAATGCAGACCGGGGTTGGACTGACCGAGGGGCAGGGGGCGGACCCGCAAGCAATGCTGCAATTCAGCGACGACGGCGGATATGCGTGGAGCAACGAGCTTTGGACAACGATCGGCCGGATTGGCGAGCGGAACAGCCGGGTTCGATGGCTCCGTCTCGGGCAGTCGCGTGATCGCGTGTTCAAGGTGACGATTACAGACCCGATACGCCGCGTCATCACCAGCGCGAGCCTTGATACGACGGCTTGCGCTTCGTGACGGTCAAATTCATTCCGCCGCGCGTGCCGCTGGTCGATCCGAAAACGGGCATGATCACCCGCGAGTGGTATTTGCTGTTCCAATCACTTTTCAGCCTTGGCGGAATGGATGACGATTTGTTGCCGTTGATTGCCCCGGTAACGGGTGACGCGGCGAACGCTGCGGCGATCGACGAACTGCGCGACCTGATCGAAGGCGTGCCCATTGCGGTGCAATGCGAGGCGGAATGCCCGGATGACATCGCGCCGCCGCACACGCCATTCGACCCCTTTCCTGATGATCTCGCCCCCGTCCCTATCGTGCCGACTGCTGACACGCTTGGGCTGGGCACGATGGCGCTACAGGACGCCGACGATGTAGCGATCACGGGCGGCGAGATCACCGGCATTGTTGATCTGTTGGTCGAGGATGGGGGCACCGGGGCGTCCACACCGACCGCCGCGCGCAACAATCTGAGCGCGGCAAAGTCCGGCGCGAACAGCGACATCACCGCGCTCACCGGCCTGACCACCGCGCTTTCGGTGGCGCAGGGAGGAACTGGCGACACCGGATCGGCATGGACGAACTACACGCCGACGATCACGGCAGGGGCTGGCACTCTCACCACCGTATCGGCCTCGGGCTGGTATAAGACTGTG